ACGATATTAAAAATGATTTGAGTGAAATTAAGTCTCTTTTGCTAGACCTGGCAAGAAAACAAGACTAAATATCAGTATAAGGAGAAATGTGTAAATGGCACAACCATCTACTAGGCAGGAGCTTATAGACTACTGCAAAAGACAACTTGGATATCCTGTTCTTGAAATCAATGTGGCTGATGAGCAGATTGATGACCTGGTAGATGACGCCATTCAGTTTTTTCAAGAAAGACATTTTGATGGTGTATACGAAACATATTATAAGTATAAAATTACTCAAAGTGATATTGATAGGGGAAGAACTAGAGGTGGTAGTAACACCGCAGTAGGTATTGCTACAACTACAGCATCAGTAACAATTGCAGGAGATAGTTCTGCTACTACTTTTACTTTTGAAGAAAATAGCAATTATTTACAAGTTCCGCCAAATATAATTGGTGTTACTAAATTGTTTCATTTTGATGGGACAAATACAGTAACGAACAATATGTTCAGTGTTAGATATCAAATGTTCCTTAATGATATCTACTATTGGGGCGCAACTGAGATGTTGACCTATGCAATGACAAAGACATATTTGGAAGATATCAATTTCTTATTGACAACTGATAAACAAATACGATTTAATAAGCGACAAGACCGATTATATTTGGATCTTGATTGGGGTTCTGTTAATGCTGATGATTATCTTATTATCCAATGCCATTCAACATTAGATCCAAATGATTATGCTAGAGTTTGGAATGATTCATTCATCAAACCATATCTCACCGCTTTAATTAAGAGGCAATGGGGAATGAATATGATGAAGTTTACTGGAGTTAAACTTCCAGGTGGTGTTGAATTAAATGGTAGACAAATGTATGATGATGCAGAAAAAGACTTAGAAAAAATAATGGAGAAGATGTCAAATACATATGAACTCCCACCATTCGATATGATCGGTTGATATTATGGCATTAAATCCTTTCTTTCTTCAAGGTGCTCCATCAGAACAGAATCTGATTCAGGACTTAATTAATGAACAACTTCGTATGTATGGAGTTGAAGTTCATTATATGCCCAGAAAATTTATTACAGAAAAAACTGTTATTAGAGAAGTTATTGAATCTGAGTTTGATGAAGCCCATCCAATTGAAGCATATGTAGAAAACTTTGAGGGATATGGCGATCAGACAACAATTTTATCTAAATTTGGAATCCAATCAACTCAAGAAATAACTCTCACAATTTCAAAAGAAAGATTTGAGAATTATATTTCTCCACTTTTAGCAGGAAAAGATAATATAAAAATTAGCAATAGGCCTAAAGAAGGTGACCTAATTTATTTCCCTCTTGGGGATAGATTATTTGAAATTAAGTTTGTAGAGCACGAAAAACCTTTCTATCAGTTACAGAAAGGATACGTATATACAGTAAAGTGTGAACTCTTCAGATACGAAAACGAAGTTATCGATACTGATATTGCTGAAATTGATGATTCGATTGCGGGAACTTTAGGTGCTTCTGATTCAGAACTTCTGGGTGGTGATGCAATGACAACACTCCTAAGTCTTGTTGGGGTTGGAACAACTGCATTAGCAACTGTAGGGTATATTTCTGATGGTGGTATTAGACAAATTAGTGTCACAAATCGTGGCGGCGGATATACTTACAATCCAAGAGTTGCAATATCATCCTCTCCAGGTGTAACTGGAATAGCAACTGCGGAGAGAATTTCTGGAATTGTTGCCTGCGAACTCAACGCAAATCCAGTCGCAGAATCTATTCAAAGAGTTCTTCTTACAAATCCAGGTTCTGGTTATACAGTTTCTCCTTCAGTTAGATTTGTCGGTGATGGTGTTGGAGCTGCTGCAACCGCATTTATTGGAAATGGTGTTCTTGGAATTGTTACTATTACTGGTGGCGGTTCTGGTTATACAACAGCAACTGCACCATTTGTAACATTCAGTGGAATTTCAACAGTTTCTGCAGCTGCAACAGTTGTTGTTAGTGCTGCTGGATCAATTAGTGCGATTTATCTTACTAATGCTGGTCTGGGATATACCGAACCACCAACTATCACTATTGCAGCACCAAATCAGATTGGAGTTGGAACTTTCCAGAAGAACGAAATTGTTACCGGTTCTATTTCTGGATCTACAGCAAGAGTTCTCAATTGGGTTGCAGACGGAAGTTCATTAGAAATCTACAGAGCAGATGGAGATTTTGTTGTTGGGGAGCAAATTGTCGGCTCTGCTTCTTCAGCAAGTTACAAACTTGCTTCCGCATCTTATCCAGAAACAGGATTCACTTCAAATGAAGAAATAGAGAATGAAGCAGATAGTATTATTGACTTCAGTGAGAGAAATCCATTCGGTATGCCCTAAGTTCATAAATAATAGTTAAACAAAGAACCGTTCCAATGTTTGAATATTTTTATAACGAAATTTTTAGAAGAACCATTATATCATTCGGTTCTCTGTTTAATGATATAGAAATTAAACAAGAAGATTCATCTGGTAATATAAATAACCAGTTTAGAGTTCCTTTGGCGTATGGTCCTACGCAGAAATTCTTAGCAAGAATTAATCAACAACCTGATTTAAACAAATCAGTATCTCTTTCTTTGCCTAGAATGTCATTTGAGTTTATTGGTCTTACATATGATCCGTCTAGAAAAGTAACGCAAACTCAAAAGTTTAAAAAAGCACTTACATCTAATAAGACTTCAATTCAAACTGCATATATGCCAGTTCCATACAATATGGAGTTTGAACTGGCTATTATGACTAAATTAAATGATGATATGCTTCAAATTATTGAGCAAATTTTACCTTATTTTCAACCAGCATATACGATGTCGGTCAATTTGGTAGAATCTATTGGCGAAAAAAGAGATATTCCCGTCACGCTTGAAAGCATTAGTATGAGTGATGATTATGAGGGAGATTTTTCTGCACGGAGAGCACTTGTCTACACTTTAAGATTTAGTGCAAAGACTTATTTGTTTGGCCCTGTTGCTTCTGCAAATGCCGATATTGTCAAAAAGGTATCTATTGGATATGTTGCTGGATCTACTGGAACAGGAACTCCACAAAGAGATCTTACATACGCTGTTGAACCAAGAGCAATTAAGAATTATACGGGCACAGTTCTCACAACTCTTGATCAAGATATTGAAGATGTTGATGTTGTATTCAAGGTTGCAGACTCTTCCACAATTACGGAAAATACATATATTGAACTGGATGGTGAAGAATTGTATGTGCTTGATGTTCTTACTGACAGCATTAAGGTCAAAAGAGGACAAGATAAGACAACCCCAACTAAGCATGTCAAAGGAGAGGCTATTAAGTCTATTACAAATGCGGATGATGCACTCATTCAAGACGGAGATGACTTTGGTTTCAGTATAAGTTATTGATAGAGAAATGAAAATGACAAAAAATTTTGATGAACTCAATGAAACTTTTGATGTTGCTGCAGACATCGTTTCTACGGAACCAGTAAAGGATACACCAAAACATATTTCAACTTCAGCATCTTCTACAGAAGATGTCAAGAAGGATTATGAGTATACTAGAGGTAATTTATATTCTATTATTGAAAAGGGACAAGAAGCAATTAATGGTATTCTTGAACTTGCTCAAGAGAGTGAAATGCCTAGAGCATATGAAGTTGCAGGTCAGTTAATCAAGAATGTTGCAGACGCAACTGATAAGTTGATGGAACTGCAGAAAAAACTTAAAGATGTTGAAGAAGAGACAGTAGCAAAAGGACCAACAAATGTTACAAATGCATTGTTTGTTGGTTCAACTGCCGAATTGTCAAAATTACTAAAACAAAATAAAGACCAGGAAGAAACTAAATAGTTAAAAAATATAATACTTACGATGGCAGTCAATCCAGTCATTAATATTTCAATACCACAAGGTGTAGATTTCTCAGAAACTTTTGTTTCAACTGAGTCTGATGGATCTGTGACAAATCTTGCAGGATATTCTGCCGCTGCCACTTTGAAAAAGCATCCAGGAGCAACTACATCAACTTCCTTTACTGTGAGTATAGTATCATCTATAGGAGAAGTTGCTATTGCTATGACATCTGGAGTTACTTCTGGATTAAAACCTGGTAGACATCTTTATGATGTAAGATTAGTATCTCCATCAGGTGCTACCACAAGATTAGTTGAAGGTATGGCCTTTGTTACAGCAGGAATTACTACCGGTTAAAACTCATGCCAATAGCCAGAAAAGCACAGTCAATTAACAATGTAGCAAAAAAGAAAGATCCAGCAAAAGTATCTGTTCAAAGTGTAAGAGAGCCCAGTTTAATTAAAGAAATGAACGATACTTCATTTGGAACTTTAGATGCTTCTAAAGATGGTTTATTGATGTCATATGATAGTGCAACTGATAAATTTGTTTTAGTAACAGCAGATGAACTTCTTTTATCTTCAGTTGATGATGATGATTTGCCAGATGATTTTATTGCTAGATTAGAGGAAGAACTTATAATTCCAGTCACAGAATTGGATGCAGGAGGATTCTGATGCCAACTAGAGTAAGAGATTTGCTGGATACAAATTTAAATAATTTAGATAGCAATAAAAATAAACATATACTAAAATATAATGCCACAGATGAAAAATTTGATGTTGTTTCCACAGATGACAAATTAAGTGATTCTATAGAAACACCAACACCAGAAAAATTTCTTAGAACAGTAGAATCAGAATTAGGACCCATTCCAAGATTTTTTAATGGGGGTTCATTTTAATATAATTTGTGCAATATTTTATAACTAAATAGTTATACTGGACAGTATAAACTAATAAAATGGCAGCACCAACTCTTCAGTTTAAAAGAGGTCTTTTAGCAAATTTACCGGCTCTTAAAGCAGGTGAACCTGGATTTACTACAGATAGTTATGACCTTTATGTTGGTCTTGACGAAGTTCTTGCGAATAACAAATTTGTTGGGTCTGGAAGGTATTGGTCTGTAAATTCCTCTACAGTTGGTAGTGGTGTTAACCTTGTAGAAGGAACTGATAATGGTAGTGATTTTATAACTCTCAAGGCGCCAGATAGTCTTGCTGGTATTGTTACATATACAATGCCTGGAACTGATGGAACTAATAATCAGGTTCTTGCAACGAATGGATCTGGAACTTTATCATTCATTGATGCTGTAGCAACACTGACAATAGCAGCAGACAGTGGATCCAATGATACTGTTTCTCTTTTATCAGATACTTTAACATTTACTGGTGGTGATGGTATTGACACTGCGGTAACTGATAATACTATTACCATTACTGCGAGTGATGTTACAACTGCTCAAATTGCTGCAGCAACTCTTGTAACTGAAGCAGACGGTATTGGTTCTAATGATAACGATACTACTCTTCCAACATCAGCAGCAGTTAAAGACTATGTTGATAGTAATATAACATCACAAGACCTTGATGTTGCTGGAGATTCGGGCACTGGTGCAGTTGATTTAGATTCACAATCACTTACGATTGCTGGCACCGCA